CCCTACAATCTGTCCATCTACTGCGGCATTCTGTACGGCAAGTTGTTCGATGTCTGCGGCAGGAGAACTAATAGTTGTTGCACCTTGTAATTTTACGGGTAAGAAGTTTGCGGCAATATATTTATTAGCATCTCCTGCAGATATTGAATATAAGAACTTCCAAGCATAGTCATCACTTGTTCTAAAAGTGGTACCATCTAAATGACCTGTAGGTTGTATAGAAGAAGCAATCTCTCCACCTGTAGCACTCTTTGCCCGTTGGATACATATGTATACTTGGTTCTCGTCATTCATTACATAATAAGGATTTCCGGGATATCCAACTTGCTTATCGTTGTAAGCAGAGTAATGTGTGTTTGCACTCCAATTATTACGAGGGATAATAAACGAAGCATCCGATATTAATTTTACAGATTGAAGAGAGTTCCTATATAGTCTTTCTTCAACAGCAGTGTTCTCTGTTACGGGAGGAGTATCAGTTGCATTATCCCAAGTATTAGAACGACCAATACCAAGATAATATTTATTCGCAGACGAATCAAAGTTTTCTTTTAGTAATCTAATAGTTTCTTTTTTTAATGTTTGTGTTATGATTGCCATTTTATTATCCTACTGCTCCACCATAAGTTGATATTAGACCCCATTCATTACCGTCCCATAAAAGTATTGCACCCTCATGTTCTTGTAGAGTTAGTGTATTTCCTGGAGCAAAGTTATCTGGGGTTATTGTTACAGTTCCTGCCCCTTTAACTGAAAGTATTTTTATTTGTCCTGTATCTGTACCATTAGCAAGACCTGCACTTACAGCATTTGCTCTAGTAAATATTGTAGTTGTAGTTGCTAGTGATATAGAAACGTTATCTCCACTCAGACTTTCATCCGTCAGAGATAGTCCACCCGTAAGTGTTAATAAACCAGAACCCTTTGATGATATGTTAATACCAACGTTATTATCTGTTCCTACTGCTTCTAAAGTAGGACTAGCACCTGTTACTGAACTAGTTATTTTTAAGTTATTTACTATAGTTCCTGAAGGTGCAGGAATAGTCAATACTGTGTTGGCGTTTGCATCCTGTATACTTGTTGTAATCTTAGGAGAGGTTATAGCAGGAGTTGTTATTGTTGGTGCTGTTAATGTCTTGTTAGTAAGTGTTTGTGTATGAGCATTGAAAGTAAACTCATCGTGACCTGTCAATAAAGGTAATGTTACATTTCTATCTGCCGCAAGTTCTGATACTGCAAAGACATACTTATGGTCTGCACTTGTATCATTTATTTGTGGTGTTGTCAAGGTTTTATTTACAAGAGTATTTGTTGAAGTGTCTAATACAACATTACCTGTGATGTCTGGAATAGTAATCGTTCTATCCGCAGTAGGTTCTGTTACAACGAGAGTAGTTTGATGAAGGTCAGATTGAGCACCTTCAAATATAATACCCTTAGTTGTTGCGTCGAGCGTGATACCTGATGCAAGAGCGTCGCCCCCTAACATGCCATAGAGTTCATCAAAGTTTGCTTGAATCTTAGTTGCACCTACACGAAGAGAATCCCCTGTCCCATCATTATTGGCACTACCTTTATTTAATGTTTGTTTAGTCATTCATATTATCCTAATTCTTTATTCTATTTATATACTTTTTTAACCTAGATGTCCAAGATTTGATATATAAGTATCAGAATCTGCACTATAAAATACATGTCGTGTTTGGTCTAATGTTTCAAACGCAAAGTTATTTGAGAAGTCAATACTAGTATCATCAAAGGTTGGTGACGATGCACTTTGTGCTTCACGTAAACTTCCATACTGATTATCTATTTGTTGTATTGTTATTGTAGCATCATTATTGAATGCCATACTTACAAGTTCTGGTCTTATTCTAGTGAGTAGACCCGCATTGTCACTATCAACATCATCTATAAGTGAGGTATGGTCAAGTGATGCTACAGAGTTGAATGAAGCAGTACCATGAACCGCAAAGGGTGGGGGTGGTTCGATATCAACTATCGGGGCAATTAAAGTGTCTACAACCGAACTCACTAATTGTATTTCTGACCCCAAGAATGTTCCTGCAGGATGGACAAAAAGTTTGTATGCATCTCTCCACTTATCTTGTGCTAGTTCTGACCTGATGAGTATAGCATGTTTTTGATATAACTTATTGTCAGTAATAAACTTCTGTGAGTCAGGACCGATGTCATCACCCACATTGAAAACATTATTCTTAGTGTATATTATATCAGGGTCAATACCAAAGAATGTTCTGAAGAACTGTTGTATAGAATACTTTGTACCCTTTGACCTAAACAATACACTAGAGTATTTTGATGCCGCCCTTTTATCAGAGAACCCTTCGAAGAAGTTCTGTCCAAGTAATAACTCGTCTTCGATGAAAGAGAGAAGAGATAAATCTGTCTGTGTTATATCTCTTGTATAATATAAATCTCTGATAAGTCTAGAAGGAGACTCCTCAGAGTTTTCAAAGTTATAGTACTCATCGAGTAATGTGATTAACTTAGGATACTCTGAACGAAAAAACTCAGGAAGGATTTCCTTGACTTGATACTTAGGGAAGGCAAGTTCTCTTCGATTATAATCTCTTAAAGTGATATCGTCATTGTTTGCCATTAATTAAGAACCCCTGAAGCAACATCTACGATTGTGGTTTTACTTTTATCAATATCTAAAGTTACGATATCTTGTCTTAAAGGAGATATAGCACTTTGGTTTGCAGGAGTAGCAGAGACTTTTAGGAAAGTATCTGCCCCAAGAATAGAATCAATCTGAAGTCCTACTATATTGATAGTGTCTCCAGAATAGTCTCCAATATTATCAACTATAACAGAACCTTGAGATGTATCAAACACCTCAATAACATTTGAGTTCAATCTGTTTCTCAGTATACATGGATTGCCTCTGAAGGTAAATGTAGTAGATGTTATTCTGTAGAATACATCATCAGGGTCTACTATGGGTGCCGCATATCTAATCTTATAGTTCTGTATTGTATTCAAAACTGGAGTAAATCTTCTTTGCATTTTGATTTCTTGTCGTGAGGATAATACCGCAGGACTTGTTTCATCAACAAGTGATAGTAGGTTTGACCTTCTGAAGGACTGATTAAACTTACCTGTATTAACACTAAAATAGTTTTCAACCGCAACTGCTACATTATTTTGTATTGTATTTTTTGATAGGGTTGTAAGATTATTACTAAATTGGAAGAAGGTATTGACTTCTATAAAGGTGGTTATAGGGTCATCAAACTTGACATCGAATGATGCAACCGACAACTCATCTGAGAGTTGTAGTATCTCATCTTTTATTCTTGTTTGAGTTTCAATCTCAAGTTCTGTGTCATCATCATTTTTCTTAAATAATATTGATACAAAGACCACACCATATTCTGGTTCGAGTGCATCTTCTCCTCCAAAGGATTGTATGTCCTCAATAAATGATGAATAGTTTTTGAGTATCAATGAAGAGTAATCTGAGGCAGTTACCATTCTGTTCTGTGACGCATACTGGAAAGGTGCATTCTTACGAATACTTTCTACACTCTCTTTTGAACCACCACCAACAGCATTAGAATTAGTTGATGTGATAACAGGATATGCTACGTTATTTATTATTACAGTAGTTTGTGGGGAAAATATTTTTGCGGTATTGGCAAGTTCACCTGAAGTTGAAAGATACTCTACTTCTATCTTCGCACCGACATTAGGTGCTTTACCTAATGTAACACCGTTACCAAAAGCAAGTTCATATAGACCATTGGGTGCTTCTCTAAGAATATATAAAGTAGAGTTCTGGTTTATTGACCGCGCATTGATGAGGTTTGAGTATGTAGTAAATGTTGAAGACGTTGCTGAATCAAACACTCTAACAACGGCACTTGATATGTCAAGTCTCTTATCTGGAATAATGTAGACAGGATTGTCTGTTGCTTTCAAAGCAAGGAATGTTTTTGTTCGTGCTATCCCCTCAAATATTTTTATTTTATCATCTGATGCGGCATCTGTAAACTTATATATTCCTTCTCCACCATCAGTTGCAGATATGTCTTCTCTTGTTTGGAATGTATAGTTGACATCATCCACACTTGAAGTGAACTTAAAGTTTTCGTTGAGTTGAATAGTAGAGGGTCTATTTGAAACACCACTTAGATTTATTGATAGATTAACGAGTGCTAGTGCAGAGGTTCTTGAATCAGGAACATATCCGATACCTTCTGCTAGAGATAAAACAGAACTTCTAAGTTGAGCAGTACTCAGGAAGGATTCATTTAACGCAAAGTTCGCGGTCAAAGCATTGTAGTGTGTATTGTATGCGAGCACATCAAGGATACTCGATATCCCTGCCGCTTGGAAGTTAAATGTGTTGAACTCACCAGAGTTCTGAAGTGATGTCTTTAGATTATTCTTTATTGTATCAAAGTCTAAAGATGTTGAATTGATTGTTGTTGCCATTTATCTTAACCTTGCGAGATTGGTGGTGAACTGTACCACTTCTGATGTATTTAATATTTTAAATGTTATTGTAGTGTCTATAGTATTTTTATATCCCTCTATTCCCTTAACACTAATATCTATTATCTCTGCCCTTGGTTCAAATCTTTCTATCGCAGATATAATTTTTTCTTCTATAATATAATCTTCTCCATAATCTATCAAATCGAAAAGGAGACTTCTTATGTTAGCACCATAGTTAGGACGAAAGGGTTTCTCAAGTTGATTAGTCATTATAAGACTTTTTACCGATTGCTTAACTGCGGCGGCATCGAGTTTCTTGTAGACGTCACCACTCGTAGGTTTGACCGCTAGTGTCAAATCTATATCTTTATATTGGACTCTACGTGTTATAGAAACATTATTGGTTCCTAAGTCCCCGCCGTCCTCTAGTGAAAATGCTCTTCTTGTCATATCTTTATTTATATGTTTTGTGGTGTCTTAATTGAAAGAATTTCAATAAGTTCATCTTTAGATTGTAGTTGATTATTAAATACTGTCTCTATATCTCTCTTGAACTCTTTATTCCTCACCTCAAAGGATGCAGGAACACTTGGCATGAGTAATCCAATCTGTCCCGTAAGACTTCCATCAAAATTATAAGTATCATAATCCAAATATAATTTTTTATAGAACATATGGTCTTTCCAATACTCTGCTACATCAAATGTTTTCTCTAAATCAATCTGACCATCAGTACCTATGACTTGATAGTATACAAGGTTTCCGATTGCTTTTTGTTCCATTATTTCTACACCAGAGTCGATAGGTTTTCTATTATAGATACCTTCACTTACAATAATACGAACATCATTAAACCTATCGGTGTTGCCGTTTATCATATCTATTGCTCTTGCATGTAAAGTAAGATTACGAGCAATCTGTCTACGGGCATCGTCAAATATTATATGTCTGAATGATGTTCTACTTCCACGAGACCCCAGAAACTTTGCCATAGTTATGCCGCGACCAAGACGTGTCTCTGATGATATGGGTAGTTGTGAATCTGGATTATATAGTGGGTCAGGTTGTACTCTCATTTTCTAAATCTCTTTCCTCGATTTTCTATGGAGTTTCCTATCGCAGTATATCCATATTTACTATTTGGTTTTTTACCCACAGTTCTACCTATTTTAGGTGCAAACCTATCATAACCTAAAGGATTGATTATTCCTTCCATTATCATTAGGTTTCCTACATGAGAAGGTTGTTGTTCTCCTCTTGATTTTTTATTCCTGAAAGCAGAGCGAACCTCATTGATAGTGGGTTTCCTATTGAACACAGGTACACCATCTATTTGATAGTGCTCTTTACCTTTCATCTCTGACCTCATATAGTCACCTGCATCAACACTAACCTCGTTCATAGGTTTACCTTGTAGATGTTCGTATGCATTAGAAGAGTCTGCTGAAACAGTTCCCTCATATATTCTTGCTACCTTGTCGGGTTCTACAGTAAAGTGACCACCCTCTGTTTCTAAATCAAAGTTTGCTATCATATCTGCCGCCCTCAATATAGTTAGACCACCCGGAGGTGCAACGAAAGGTGCGGCGGCAGTTGCTGAGAAAAATGCGGTAATAGATTTATTTGCGTTGTCAGCAAGTTGTGCTTTCTTTGCTGTACCATAAAGACTTCCGTGGAATATTGCGGTCTCGAAGTCTTGTGATGTAGCATCATATGAATCTAAGTTAGTAGCATCATCTGCTAAAGTTGCTCCAGTGACAGGTCCATTAGCACTGTCTCGTGCCGCTGTAGCACTCACACCACTCGTATAAACTTCTGCGGTATAATCTCTTTTCTTTAACGCACCAGAATAAGTCTGTCCTGTAAATCTTGTGAACGCACCACCGATAGTTCCATAAGAACCTTGTATGTCTAATCTCTTACTACCTGTTACTCTAACTTTCTTAGAAATAGCATCTAATCTCTCAGTAGAAGACAGAACCATTTCTTTATGACTTGAAAGTTCATAGTTACCCTCAACCATAATATCAGCACTACCTTTTATACCGTGGTCAAAGTCAGCAAGATTAATTTGAACGTTTCTTCCTACTACCTTTTCTATTTTTGTTCCAAGTAAATGTTCTGTTACATCCCCTGTAATATGATTACTAAAGTTTCTTCCTGTTTCATCTTTTCGGTTACCCGATACATTGAGGTTATAATCTCCTCCAACATCGACATTCATATCACCACTTACTCTGAGATTAAGATTTCCGTTGTATACAAGATTACCGTGACCCTCAACAATCACAGTTTGGTCTCCCCCTGTCACCTCAACCTTATTATTCAATGCAGATATTA